AAGATAAGAGAGAGATACTGACATCGAATGTGGAGATGACTGAAATAGATCAAAGCATCTACAAGAACTTTGACTTTGACTTTGACGGCACGACAAGCTTCGAGGTGCCAAGAATGCCATCGATAGATGAAGAGTTTTCTATCGGTGTAATCTTCGGCTCCAGTGGGAGTGGTAAGTCTACCCTGCTCAAAAGGTTTGGTGTGGAAGAGGAACTAACATGGGATAAAAACAAATCAGTGGTCTCACACTTTGATAGCGAAGAAGATGCCATTGCTAGACTCAGTGCAGTAGGACTCAACACAGTGCCATCGTGGGCAAAGCCAAGACATGTGTTATCGAATGGCGAGGGTTTTAGAGCAGACATGGCGAGAAAATTAAAAGATGGTGCTGTCATAGATGAGTTTACCTCGGTGGTTAACAGAGAGACAGCTAAGTCTTGCTCTGTGGCTTTATCTAAATACATTAAAAGAAACAATCTAAAGAACATCGTTTTGGCTACATGTCATGAAGATATACTCAGTTGGCTTGAGCCTGACTGGGTGTACTGCACTGACACGCAAGAGCTAAAAAGGGGGTCGGTTCGGCAACCTATACAAGTTCAAGTATACCGATGCGATAAGTCTTTGTGGTCAATGTTTGCGAAACATCACTATCTAACAGCAGAAATACCAAGTGCTGTGCGGTGCTATTGTTGCTTGTGGGAAGGACAACTCGTGGGCTTTGGTTCTGCGATAAGCTTGCCGGGTAGAATACCACCGCTATACGAGGGTGATGATAGAAACAAATGGAGAGAATGCAGGACAGTCATACTGCCTGACTTTCAGGGCTTAGGCATAGGAGTACGCTTTTCTAACGCCATTGCAGATATCTTCATCGAAGATGGGTACAGATACTTCTCCAAGACTGCACACATAAGAATGGGTGAGTATAGGCAAAACAATCCTCTTTGGCGTGCAACTTCTACCAATTTAAAGGATAGGGCTAAGTCACAAAAGAGAAGCAAGAAAGAATTGTGGCATCATATGGCTTTGGATACGCAAAGAATATGTTATTCGCATGAGTATATTGGTCCTGATAGGAAGTCTTATGACCCTGTTTGGAACAAGGAGAAGAATGAATTGAAACAGGCTGATTTGTTTACAGGGTAGGGTAGGGTATGCAAATTAGAAAAGTATTAGAGAAATGAGAACAATTGAGGCTAGGTGTGAGGGTGTAGGGTACTGTAAGAGAGGTGGATACCCTGTGCCATGCCCTAGTCTCGATCCCTTTATTTTACAGGGTTTTGGGCTTAGGTAGGGTATAGTGTATACATTAAGTAATAATATTTATTTATATAGTATAGAGGGGTAGCTAGTATAGTGCTTATATGGTTATAGGAGTATTAGCTAGTTATAGGAAGCCCTACCCCATACCCTCTACCCTTTATTGGATTTAACAAGGAGAAAACAATGTTAATGCAGTTGATGGTGACGGAAGAAGAAAAGAAATTGATGATTGATGCACTGGCTGATCGTGGCAAAATATACCTTGAGAAAGAGAAGCAAGGTAAGAAGTTAACCACGGATGAGAAGAGAGACTTCAAATCCATTGAGAAGATCGTGCATCAGATAGCGTTTGGGAAGTGAGATGACAGAAGAAAAGAAAAAGAAACCAAGTAAATACAAAGGCAGACCGAAGAAAGCTCCGATGAAGCCATTGGTTGAAAGACCCAGTGCTTTTGAAGAGGACACTGAGTTACAACTGACTGAGATGCAGAACGCTTTCGTTTGGCATTATGTCAATGATAATTGCACACAGACTGAAGCGGCTAGACGAGCAGGCTATGAGTTCCCTGCATCAGCTGCTACTCGCATGATGAATGCCAAGCACAATCCACAAGTGGTTAAAGCGATCATGTTGCAGAAAGCAGAGCTTGCACATAAGTATGCGATTACTCCTGAAAAGACTGCGAAGATGTTGTGGCAGATAAGTGAAGAGGCTTACAACAAAGGACAGTTCAATGCGTCAGTGTCAGCCATTCGTGAGTTGAATGAGATCGCAGGGTTGAAGATAAGAAAGACTGAGAACCTAAACATTACTGCTAACTTGGATAACATGTCGCACTCAGATATAGAGAAGAGACTGAAGGAAATCTTCGGTGGTGACATCGTTGATGCTGACTTCAATGACATCTAAGAAAGTATGACATAAGTATGACACTTTAAACTGTGTCGTTAGCCATTAATCACGAATAAAACCAAGAGGGGGGACTTTTTCCCCCCACAACACGGAAAAAGGTACAAAAATCAAAAAAGCACGGCAAATCAATGACTTACGCATTATTTTTTGCAGGGAAATTCCACACTCTGTACCTTTTTTGTAAAAGCCGTCTGTCCACACCGCTAACATAGATGCAAAAACACGCTGTGTGAGGCTCTGAGAAGCCCATAGAACGGGACTCTATAGGATTTGGAAACAAAGCTCCAAAAAAACCAAAAACTTTGACCCTACACCCCAAATATTTGGTCGGCTGTGGGCGAGGCTATTGCAACTGGGTTAGACATATTATGTGTAATTTTTTCAAACTAAGTGTTCATATGAACATATCTGTGTATAATGGCATTTGGAGATAATTATGAAGCTAGATCGCAACGCACTCAAAGAGGCATCCGTAGATACACTACTCGGAGCCATGGTTAACTTCCCACTTTCGTGGCTAACCCTATCTATAGTTTTGGTTTTTACTACCAACTCGTTTATACTTTCCCTATCGCAGTTGATTATCCTTTCTATTTTGGCAATCATCCGCAGATATTACACAAGGGTCTATTTCCAAGACCGCAACAAAAGGAAGAGCGTTGGCAAAAACTTGGATTAAAGAAAAAATCAACCATGTAAAGAAGAAAACTTCTATCGGTGACTCACGCCTTAGCCATGGTTCAGGAACAAATAAAAATAAAAAGCAAAAAAAATACCGAGGGCAAGGAAAATGAAAACAGACGCAAAGAAAAAAATCGATCTTGAACAAGTCATTGACGAGTTACAACAAACCAACGACTTCTTGGTTGAGATAAATAAGAATCTTGCCAAAATGGTAGCTTTTCACCAACTTCAATTAGTGGCTTTGACCGAAGCCTATTTTGTCAGCGAAGACGACTTAACAAACAGCAAAAAAATTATTCATTAAATTTTCATATTAAGTGTTGACATCAACACTTGTTACTCATATTATTAACAGTGTAAGCAATGCTTACATTTTTAATAAAGGAGAAAAATATGGAGATATCAAAAGAAGAACTCAGACTCATCAGATACCACGGTGGAATGAGTGGATGTATTTGGGAAATAAATCGAGAGATAGACAAAAGAAGGCATGAAGCTGACAAAAATCCAAGCCTTAATTTTAGTAAATTAATAGCAATACTAAAAGAGGAAAAAAAGATTTTGCAAACTTTAGAGCAAAAAATTGAAAACCACCTCTTTCCCGAAGAAGATTGAGGTAAGATATTCTCATGAGTAACAAAAACTACAAAAGACTCATCCCTGCAAGACAACTGTGTGATAAGCAAGGCACCTATTCTGACGAACATGGCTTTGATTCTTACACCCTTTCATGCTCATACGATGAGTACCCTATCGATCCCGAAATCTTGGCTCAAGCCATCGCCAATAACAATTCCAACATTTACGAGATGAACATTTACAAAAATCTCAAAAGACTTAGAACAGGACCTATTAGAAAAGGAGTAATAAATAAGTTTTAATAAGTGTTGACATTAACACTTAAATAACCGATAATTAACTTAGTTTTTAAATATATTCATTTACAGGAGAATCAAATGGAAAAAGAAAACACAATAGAAGGCTACTTCAACCTAGCTGAACTCAACGATGTTGGTGACACTCACCACTCAGGTTCATGGTCGAAAGACCACTTAGACCCAACGAACACTTGGGGCAACGGCATGTGCTTTGTTTACTACAATCGTAATTGTAGCTTCAAACTCAAACAAGAGATTTGGCAAAAGTACACTAGCAAAATCATCAAGCTCAGTGACATGGAGCTTCTGACCAACGACACACCTTTCACCGATGCTGAAGTCAAACAAGCTTTACATCAGAAATGGTTTGCCGAGAACAACGAGAAGATCAGACTTGCTAACAACAACGGAGCAAGAATGCGAAGAGCCAAACAAAAGGAGGTGGCGTAATGAATATTGATAACGAAAAACTTTTCAAAGCTTTGGATAACATTGCTTATGTCAACAGGTCGGATAACTTTATGATGTTGCCCGAAACCCAAGAGGATGAAATGCCATTCTTACTTTCACAGTTGCAACAACAATTGCAAAAAGCCGTAGACAACTACGCACAGAAACCCGAAAACAAAGAGCGAGTAAAATTCTTTAGGTTAGTTAAGTGAATAAACTCCAAGTCACAATCAAGTTCGAGATCGACATC